GCTGGCCGAGCGCGGCAGGTACGGCAGCCCCCAGTCGGTGTTGATAACCGCCTTGAGGGTTTCTTCGCTGCCGGTAGCCTCATACTCCTGCTCAGCCGTAAGCAGTTTGTACACCAGCTGCGCCCAGGTCTGGTACGCAGCTGCGGGCCCCTCCATCCAGAACGACGCTATGCGCGAACGGCGTGGCTCACCGGAGATTTTGCCGTCCCGGTCAATACTCTGACCTTCACGCAACCAGACACCCACCCCGTTAAGCTCGCGCTTTTTATCTGCGGTGATAATTGTGCTGCAATGCGGACAAAGCAGATGAGCCGACTCACTGGCTTTTACCGGATCAGGTTCATCGCGGTATCCGGTCATCGCCTCCATCGCAGGCTGAAAATATTCACCACAATGCGGGCACGGCCAGTACCAGCGACGGCGATCTCCACGGTTGTACAGCGAAAGCGCGCCTGTCGTTGGTGGTGCCTCATGGGGAGACTTTCGGCGCCATTTGCTGTCGCGAATGTCCCGGCCTGGCGAACACTCCACCAGAGTCATCCCGGCGGACATAAAGGTGGTGGTACGCTTGGAAGCCAGGGTAAAACCGTCACCCTCGCCATCGATGTCCTCAGGGAAGCGGTCATAATCGGTGAGCGCTACACATTTGAAATCTGACGAGGACATGATGTTGATGGAAGGCCAGCCAATTTTGAGATAGTTGCCCGCCAGAAAAGTACGATCATGCACGTTGTTGTCGTTTCGCAACGGGCTCAGGCGTTTCGCCACTTCAGGACTGACACGAAACGTTCTCGCCAGACGTTTTTTAGAGTGCTCGCGCGCTTTCTCCTCGGTCATCTGAACGACGAGCATATCGGACGGGTCGCAGACAATGTTGTATACAACCCAGCCATCCACCAGGCCTATCGTTTTCCCCGTTCGTGCCGGTCCAACAAACACCACTGCATCGTATTCACGCATCGCGAGGCAGTTCATCGGCTCTATCACATAGGGAGCGACAGCAGGATCCCACGGTACCGAGTTACCGGCCCCCATAGGTACGCGCATAAATTTTTGAACCGCCTCAGCCACAGGCATACGGCGCGGGGCTTTGAGAATGGCGGAAGCGTTACGCCTGACTTCCGCTGCCGTGGCCTGTCGCATGATTTACTCCTCTTCTGGCATTTCCTCCTGTTCTGGTGAGTCGGCCTGCTCAACTTTGAGGGCTATCTGGTCGCGCAGATCGTCAATAACCTGCTGCACCCTGACAACTGCGGAAGGGGTCATGGCGCAGTCTCGTTCAAGGATGTCGGGTAACGTCTCCAGCACCTGAACCATTGCTTTTGCCATGGAGGAAAATTCTCTGGTGACTTCTGACGCCGGGATCAGCTCCCCTGTTTCCTGCTGAAACTTGAGCCTTTCACGCTCCGACTGAAACCAGGCTTTACGATCGGGGGGAAGCATTTTGTCGACGTCCACCAGCTCCGACGGTGTGGTACTCGTCAGCAACTCCCTGAGGATATCGGTGATGGCATAAAGCTTAAGTTTTGGATTGCTGCCCGGTGCCGGCTGAACATTTGCAAGCTTGCTCGCGACCGTCTGGCGGTGCAGATCGGTAATGGCTGCCAGCTGCGTGATATTCAGCCGGAAATTTTTGAGTTCGTTATCCATGATGGTGAACAAAAAATAGTCATTTCGACATCCTGCTAATGATCAGGACTGAAATATCAAGAGGTTAAACAGATGATGATGAAACCCATAAAATGCAAAAAACTAGCCGTTTCCCGCGTGTCCTCGCCCCCTCGGTGTTCAGAATCGCCAGGAGTACCTTTTAAAATGAGAATCAATCTCGAATAAATACCCCCTAGTGGGGATAATTCTCATCTTCGCTCTTGTTCGATTTGACGAATTCCAGCGAAATTGTTGTTGCCCTTTTCAATAACGGCCAGCAGTGGCTTAATCCAGAGCACAGCCTGGCAGTACGTTATTGAGCTGGTGGCAGCGGTACGATCATCGGCTGCGTCAGGTCTGTCGGTATCGGCGTGCATTGCGCTGGAACGTAAACGGTGCGCGTATTCGAGCAGCCCACCAGCAATGTCATCAGGAACAGGCAGATCACATGTTTTTTCATGGCGGAGAATCTCCCGGTATTCGATTACGGTTTCTTCAGTGCTGGTGTCGATCAGGGAGTTAAGCCTGTTGGCATGTTCTGCAACCTGATTGAATCGATTGAAGTTGAATGCCTGGGTGGCGATCACCTGCCCCTGCAAAGCGTTATCATTTCGCAGAACGTCGTTATAACTCTTCAGCATTGCGACGTCAGAGCGGCTATTTGCCAGCAGAACACACAATACGGAAACAACGATAACTACGGCCACCAGCACTATCGAGCGCCATGCAGCTTTGATATCAGCCAAGGTGATCACGATAAAAACAGAGCACGCTCCGCCTCACGTCGGCGGGTTAGCCCGTTCAGGACTTTACTACCAGCTTTATTCCAGCGAAGAAACTCGTCGGCAGCGCCAGCGTAATCACCAGCGTTGAGTTTTCTAAGCAGTGTTGATGTCGACAAAGACCGGGTGCCGAGGTTGTACGTGAACGACACCAGCGCATCGAATTGCCCCTGTGTCATCCCAACTTTAACCAATCGAGACACATCGCTTTCATAACTGACCAGCCCAGTTTTCAGGAGGCGTTCTGCCGTTTCTTGCTTAATGGTCATCCCCGCCCGTATTGGCTTACCATCAACAGACTGAGTCCAGCCATAACCGATTGTCCAAACTCCGACGCAGTCCTGATATGCCGTGAGCTTACAGCCTTCAAACTGCTTAATCAGACCAATCCCTTTTTCACTGATTTGCATCGCCACCTCCGAACCGGACATTGAATACGCGTGTTGCCACTGTACGAACCTGCTCTACACCGACGAAGCCAAGCGCGCCACCGATTGCAATTGAAAGGCTTTGAGGAAGATTGAAGTATTCCAGAGCTGATACCGCAGTTAGCGTCATAGCTCCACACATCAACCCCTCCAGCAACATCTTTTTCCAACCGCCGCCACCGTAAGCTATTCGCAGTACCGCCATCACTATCGACAGCAATACTGCACCCATCGGTGTATCTCCACGCCACCAGCTATGGAGTAAATCGATAAACTCCGTCCAGGAGTGGGGATCGTTATGCATTTTCATGGTCTCTCACCTCGCTAAGTGCGGGTGTATATTGAGGTAATAAAAAAGGCCGCTATCGCGACCTCACGTTTATTCCCCTGCCAACGCCCGTATTTCCCCCAACGTCTGATTAAACCTTTCCTCTTCGAGTTCAACGCCAATAGCCTGGCGGCCAAGTTCCAGCGCGACTTTCACGGTCGAACCGGACCCCATAAAGAAATCAGCCACCACATCACCAGGCTTACTGCTGGCGCTGATGATCTGCCGCAACATATCTGCGGGTTTTTCGCATGGGTGTTTACCTGGGTAAAACTGAACGGGTTTATGTGTCCAGACGTCGGTATAAGGAACGGATACGGAAACAGAGAAATGCCGCCGAAGTGATTTGTACTCTTCGAGCAGCTCTGAATATTTGCGATTCAACGAATGCCACAGAGCCACCAGCTGGTGGTGTGGTGTTGCCAGTTCGCCGTTTTGGTGCTTTTCGATGGCTACCTGTGTGAAAAGAGACTGAAGCTTCTGGTAGTCTGTTTCATTTGGTAATTGCCACTGGCTACCACTGAACCAGTGAGACACCATGTTCTTCTTTCCTGTCGCAGCGGCTATTTGTTTTGAAGATATGCCAAGCGCTTCACGTGCATCCCGGAAATAGGAAATTAGGGGAGCCATTACATGTTGCTTTAGCTCGTTTCCCTTCTCCGTGTAACCGTCGCTTTTTGGTTTATACGGCCCTTGGTAATGCTCGGCGAACAGTATGCGCTCTGTTGTTGGAAAGTAAGAGCGCAGGCTCTCTTTATTACAGCCATTCCAGCGACCCGACGGTTTAGCCCAGATGATGTGGTTCAGGACGTTGAACCGCTCACGCATCATGATCTCAATGTCTGCCGCCAGGCGGTGACCGGAGAAAAGATAAAGACTGCCGGCAGGTTTAAGCACACGCCAGAATTGTGCGAGGTACGTATCAAGCCAGCGGAGATAATCCTCATCACCTTTCCACTGATTATCCCAGCCGTTGGGTTTCACTTTGAAGTACGGGGGATCCGTGACTATCAGGTCAATGGAGTTATCAGGGAGAGTGGCGATGTATTGCAGGCTATCAGCGTTGACCAACTCAACACTGTTTATATTTACAGTATTTTTCATAGATCCGTAAGCATAACTTTGATAGGCTCACTATGCTTTTGCGCTAAAGCAGTGGGCCTTGGTTAGCTTGTGACCTGAAAGCATGAGCTGATGGCTGGCCGGGTGCTACAACACCCTCCAGCCGCCCATTTTCACAAAAGGAACTCCCTTGAAGGAGCGTGAGATCAGTTCCCGATAGTATCTACCAGGCCTGTAATTTCTTTACGAATATTTTCTATAAATCTGAAACATATCTGACTACATCTACCCATAGCTCTTCCTAAATCAGTACCCGTTCCATCTCCTCCAGAAAAGGCGATTTCGCTAACCTCATTAAGACAGTCATATAATTTTCTTGCCTCTGGGTCATTCAATTCCAAATACGTATCCAAAAGAAATTTTGCTTCCATTATTAATTGTGATTTATCCATAATCAGCTTATGTAATTCATTCCCTCTTGCTCTGCTGGCTGGGTCATTATCATTAACAATATCTTTATATTCATTTTTAGCTTGATATTGTTCAAGATGATGTTTAATAAACTCAACATACGCTAACCTGACTTCTTTGCAAACATCCTTTTTCAATTCTATCTCTGTCGCCAATTGGGTATTAAGCTTTAAAGTTTTTAATTGTTGCTCAATACCTAAAGTGTACTGTTCGCTTTGTTTACGAATATTAACTTTGAATTGGATATATGAAAACAATAATGCAATGAAAGAGATAAATGCAGGGAGAGTGGCTATTACCACTTTGCTCGCAGAATCCCAGATACTGGAACTATTCTCCATTTTAACAGTAACAATATGACTGGCTGGTTTCAAAACCTCTAAAAGATTCAGTATGTCCATAATGAATTCCTTGCACAAAGAAATCATCATAACAAAAAACCCCGCCGGAGCGAGGTGGTTACAAATTTAGCAATATATCAAATTAGCTTCAAATATGGCTCATTTTGTTGCATTTTGCAAGCCTAATTGAGGAAGTTAGTGAAAGTTACCTCACATTTCCGGCACTTTCAGCTCTTGGTAACCTTCATACCGGGACAAAATTTCTCTTAGTGCCTCACTGTCCATCTCAGCAAACGACGCTTTGAAAGCCGCCCAGTGGCCTGAATACACTCTGAGCCAGGTGGAACGCTCAACGCTGACCATGCGCGCCAGAGCTGCACCAGCATACTCCTGATAGGTATCGTTATTACGCGATGCAGCAACTTCTTGCGCCGCCAGCCAGACAAGCCCTAACAGTTTTTTAGTAACGCGGCCCTGTATTTTTTTTCCGCTATGCTGACGCTGAAACTGTTCCCACACGTACTGGCACATCAATGTCTGGTACCGGAAAGTAAGATCATACCCATAGCAGTACCGTATCCATGCCTGCAAATGCTCCCCCAGACCATTGACCGATCGACGCCATGCTGAACAAGCGAACTCCGTATCCTTAATAGGCGGTAAAGGTCGGCGACGGCTCCTTGTCTCGAGAACATAAAGTGGAGTTGCCAGCGTTTTTACAACCTTTAACCCACAACCTTCCCCACCCTCCATGACGATTTCAGGATGGTGGCGACGGTATTTGTTCTTATCTGCTGGTGGATGCTCACTGAACGCCTGCAACTGTCCTTTGGCCGTTCCTGATAAATCTGCCAGCGCGCGGCGCAGTTCAATCCGCGTATATTCCAGTTCTTGTAAATTCATTATGCTCAGCGCTCCATACAATTACGCTTTTGTTATTACGCCGATCGCCAGCGCTCGATTCATAAACCGGAATAGCAGCTCCAGCTGGGTACCGTGTTTTTTCTCGAACGCTGCAACATCAGCATGTAATTTGTCGTGACACTCTCTGCACAGAGGGATCACGAACAAATCGTGGGCTTTAGTGGCGGTACCGCCCATGCCGTGACCAATGACATGGTGTGGATCATCCGCTGGCCGCCGGCAACCTTCACAGGGCTGGGTTTTAACCCATCGGGTATAGTCCTCATTCACCCACCTGCGGTGTTTTGGGCGCAACATGAATGATTCAGGGGATTCAGGATCCGCATGCAGAGCCAGAACCTTTGGCTGGTCATAGGCCACTTCCTGATTTGCTCCATGCTTTAATTTCGCAGCCGTGACCGCAGGGGTGACCTTCTTCTGCAAAATGCTTTTTGCCGGGGGCATCGGCACAATGTCACTTTCTCGATATACGGATAAAAACGGCTCATCCGGTAAGCGAAGCGCATGCTGGGCCATCCTTTCCGGGATTGCATCAGCAATGCCTGAATAAACGGCCCACCAGCACAATTCACCGAGGGATAGTTCACGCTCGTTGTTGTACCCAAGCGAAGACAGGATAGAACTGATCAGCCAGTTAATGAGATTACGCCGGGCCAGTTCTGCCAGCGCCGCGGTGGTTTGCTCGCGCAGCTGGTTATCGCAATGCCAACAGAGCAACATTGATCCAGGGGAATGTCGCATCGTTACCAGCTCATGATGATGATAATCAGTATGCGGGTACTGGCATTCCTTCACATTACGCTCTAACCAGGATTCCAAAGCGGTCAAACCGCCTGCTGCACGGATAACTCTCTCGTCGGTGAAGAATTCCTCGAGGGACTTATTTTCTGCCAGCGGCTGCCTGGCATCAGGGACGAGTCCCGACGGAAGCCCAGCCATACTTTTTGGCTGAGGCTCCACCAGCACTCGCCCCTGTTGAAACAGAGACATCAGTTCACTACCCGGCTTTAACACCACAAGCCCCAGGCGCGGAACAGTCTCGGCTGTAAACAGTCCTCTCACGCGGCATGCTCCTTAGCGATGTGTGCCGTCCACAAGCCGCCGATCCACTCGATGCCTTTTGGTGTAAAACGTGCCTGGCTAAAGGCGTAGTTTGTTTCGCTCGTAGTGCCAGTTTTCACTTCAAACCGCCCGGCAGCAATATGCTGGTGCCGCGGTGTCAGCACTCCGCCAAGCCGGTACATGATGTCGCTCTCAATGAGGAACAAGCGGAAATCTGTTTCCTTGGCCTGCAACAGCTTTGCCACCTGGCGGAAAGACATTGAGCCTTTGGCAGTACAATACCGATCGACAAACTCAACTTTCGGCGCGGCAGCGGCTAACTGCTGGCTGAGTTGTTCTTTCTGCTCGGCAAGATCTGCGGCGAGACGTAATGCCTCCGGCAATGTTTGCGGGACACTGACGGCCTGGCTGTTCTCCAGCTCTTGCCAGCGATCGACTACAGCGGCGGTAAATTCTGGCGATAGCCTGGCGACGATCACCAGAGAATCACGTTTGTTGAACCAATACTCCTCGTATGTTTGCCCGTTTTGCGGGTGTGTGTAGGGGGTGTGCGCCAACGGCGCGGTTAAAATACCAGCAGATGCAAGGCGTTCAGCTGAGCGCTTCACATCACCATGTTTGCTTTGCACCAGCCGGGCAATTTCACGGCTGGACATTGTCACAACACCCTTTGCGGTTAACTGATTCATGCTATTTCTCCATATCAGGCGGCTGCACCCGCCTTTTGATTTGCACATAATTCAGGAAGATTTGCCTCTACCAGCGCACGAGCGAACGGCGGCGGTACTGCGTTACCGCAGCGCGCTACCTGCTTGTCTTTGGCGTAACGATTGCCGCGATAGTCCTGATCGATAACGTAGCCGTCAGGGAAGCCCTGCGCCTTATAAAGCTCATGCGGTTGCAGCATGCGCATTCCGATATCGACGATCTGGTACTTAACTCCTTCGATCGTCACCAGCCATTCATCCTCGCTTTCACCGCAGTAGGTTTCGAGGAATGTCCGGACCTCACCAACGTGCTGGCCACCAGCGGTAATCGTCGGCATAGGTGTATCCATGGTCTGACCGTCGCGGCAGGTTCCGCGCAGCTTCACCAGGTGCGACGCAACTACCGCGTGATGATCAACGGTAGTGACTGAGTGGGCAGGCTCATCCATACCAACACCCGGCCCCGTGTAATTCCCACCATAGTGCTTCGCTAGGAACGCGCTCACCGTCGCAAACTTATTACCACCAGCAGTCACCGTGCCGAGCGGGTTATTCAGTTGAAGAACACGCGGTTCTTGCCCTGGGCGTTCGCCGTATCCCATCTGGATCAGTGTTGGGGTTACCAGCTGCGATTTACCGCCACCGCCAGCAGTAATCGTTGCGCTAGGCTCGTCTGCCCTGTGCCCAACACTGGCACCAAACTGGCGGGCGATGACAGGAGCAACCACACACGCGCGGGACTGCTTGAGGATTGTATGAGCGGGTTTATCCAGCGGGCGCGGCTTTGCCTGGTACTCACTGCCGCCATTGCCAGCCAGGAACGGTGTCAGGGCGGCCTCAACTACGCCAAGCGCGTGCCCATTCCCGCCCGGGCGCGCCGACGTACCAGCGGTGACAGTTGGAACCGGCTCGGTCACTGGCTGCCCGGTGGCCCCGGTGCGGAATTTAGTAAGATGCGGTACCGCCAGCGCGTAGCCATGCTTTTTAGTGATGGTCTGCAATGGCTCTAACAACGATTGCCCGCGGAAACAGTCATAACCTCCTTTCGTCGTGGTGTGGTTACACTTCACGATGAAAGGTGATGCGCTTTCGATAACAAAGCGCTGGATGCCGCGCGCGATACGTTTGAGCGTATTTTCCGCCAGCGGCTTTTTGCGGTCGAAGATGGAACGGGCCGGGATGTTCCAGTCAATGCACTCCGCCGCGGTACGCCATGGCGCCAGCTTGCCGCTTTGTACTTCCAGTGATTTTGGATCCCCATGAGTCGCTTCAGGCCAATGAATCTTGCGGCCGTCACAGCGCATGACCATGAAGAAACGCTTTCTGATCGTTGGCGCGCCGTAGTCACAAGCGCGCAGCTCACGATAATCGACCTCATAGCCAAGCCCGGCGATCAGCTGTTGCGCCTGCTGGCCGTGCGGCTCAATGGCAAGAAATTCGCAAACCTCAGCCAGTGCTGGGTGATTCGCCGCGATACCAGTCGACAGCATGCCGACAAATGCCTCGAATGTTTCACCAGCACGCTCAGGATCCGGGCGTAATTCTTCATCCAGCAGCGGGCCCCATGTCTTAAATTCTTCGACGTTCTCCAGCATCATGACTCGGGGACGTACTGCCAGCGCCCAGCGCAGAACAATCCACGCCAGCCCGCGAATCTCTTTCTTAACTGGCTTAGCGCCCTTCGCTTTGGAAAAGTGGCGGCAGTCAGGGCTAAACCAGGCCAGGCCGACAGGTTTACCGCTGGTGGCTGCGCTTGGGTCAACGTCAAACACCGACTCGCAATAATGCAGCGTGTCAGGGTGATTCGTCTTATGCATCGCAATAGCGTTTTCGTCGTGGTTGATAGCGATATCCACGCTACGCCCGATCGCCAGTTCAATGCCGGTACTCGCGCCGCCACCACCAGCAAAGTTATCAACGATAATTTCACGCATTGACGGCCCCCTGCATACTGCTAACCAGACCACCGGCCACGCTAATTATTTCGCTGGTAGGCACACGCTCCAGCCAGAGTTGGTTGATGTTGGCCTTCAACTTGTTCTGTTGGTTCACCCCCAGAGAATCCGCCCCCTCGACCTGATTGAATACCAGACCAACCTCCAGAGGCCAGATGCGCGACTCTGCATCTGCCGTTGCAATGGGAGTAGGTATTGCTTTTTCCGGCACCGACGGAAGGGCCATTTTTGCCGCGGCGAATTGAGCCAATGACAATGCTGCACGCCCTTTTTCTTCCAGCTCGGTGCGATTGATATAGCTGAAGCTTTCACCACGCCAGGTTTTGTCGAAAACAGCTATTGCCCCAGCAAAAAATGCGCTGGTGGGTTGCTGCTTCTCGTCAGCGGGAACAAACCAAACAGGAAGATCGAACCCAATACGACCACGAATAAACATGATGTGATCGGCATCCTCCGGCCACCATGTTTCACTTGTGGCTGACTTCACGAGGTATATGTAACGACCACCTTTATCACGCATAGCCATTGTGTGATTCATGATGTGGGTCATGCCAGTGATGGCCTGCTTTTCATGGTACTGAGAACGGCTATATGGCGGATTTGCAAACGCGGCGCCACCGAGTTCTGCCAGACGCTCTGACCAGTCCTGCGTCAGCGCGTTATCTTCGGCGGTATACCATGCAGGGCATTTAGCATTGCTATCGTCTGCAAACAGATCCAGAACCATCGGCCCAAATATCGAATTGATGCCCCAAAACAACAAATCTGGAGTGCGCCACTGATCGCCAACCTCTTTCAATTCATGCGCTGGCTTTGAGCGCAGTTCAGCCAGCGCGCGGCAATATTTGTTATCAGCATTCATGCTCATCATTTCGCTCCCCTGAAGCCAGCTGGAATGGCTTTATCTGGTCCACCAAATTTCATCGGATCATGCTTACGGATTGAGCCCCAATACTGTCGTTCTGGACGTCCTGCTGCGTTCCACTTATTTGCGGATTGCAGGTAGCCTGGGAATTTTGTTGGCAGAAACAGCGTTGTTGGGCGCAGATATTCGGCCATTTTCAGATCCTCGCCCCACTTCTCGACGCTGTAATCCACCACCAACAGCAGCTCATCGGGCGTAAACCCGTCAGCCAGGCGAGCCCGGATGTTTTCCAAGGATGATTTGCAGACCTGATACCGTGATCCGGTGGTCTTGTTCAGATGTGATAAAACCTGCTTCGCCTGATCGGTGATAACCACCACAGGGTCGGGTTGCGCAGCAACCGGACAAGAATGTTTTTTATCTGATGGATCAGTAGTTGTATTTACTGACGGATCCCCCCCAGATTCTGACGGGTGAAAACCGCCTTTTTCATCGTTTTTTGATGCCTCAGATTTTGACGCGTCGGTTTTTGAGCCATCAGATTTTGATGCGTCAGAATCTGACAGGTGAGAAAAGGCAGCAGCCTGCAATTTCGCAACATTGAGCTGGTAAACGTTCGATGCATTGCGGTTGCCTTTCCGGCGCTGCTGGCGGGTTAACCAACCGTCTTTTTCCAGCTGAGATATGGCAGTGCGAACAGTGCTCTCACCAGCACCAATCTGGCGCGCGATGGTAGCAATGGAGGGCCAGCTAACCCCTTCATCACTGCTGAAGTCTGCCAGACGCGCCATGATGGCAACGCTGGACAGCTTCATGCCAGAAGCGGCACAAGCATCCCAAACGTAACCCGTTAATTTAGTGCTCATGGTCGTCCTTTAACTCTGTAAACTTGCGCTTGAATTGTTCGAGCGGGCTGAAACATTCGTGGTTATAACCATCCCGCAGGTAGATAACTCGTTGAGTCTCTGGCTCCCACCGGATAACCCGAACGGGGATCCCTCTGTGGTCTTTGAAACTTCGGTTAACTTCGCGCATAAGCGTTTCGCCTTCCTGTAGTAAACCCCCACAATCGCGACCGCCCGACTGTGGTTACATGGCACCCAGCGGTTTGCTATTCTGCGTTCATACCGAAACAACGGAGCGCCCGGTACCGGGATCATCCTGAGTTGCGGCAAACGGTTAAAAGCCGTTAAACTGGTCATGCGGATTACTTCTCCATACAAGATTTGTCTGCCACGACGCCCGGAGCTGCACACTCGCGGGCGTCACTCTTTTCCGGCGCGCAAAACACACGGAAAAGCAGCGTCAAATGTTCCTGCCACTTAGCCATCACCTGATAGCTGTTCTCTTCGATCTGGGCGCGTTCCTGAGCATCAATAACGCCGTCAGCGGTAGCTTTACGAACGTATTGCGAATGCCTTCCGATCCACTCAACTGACTCCATGAGACGCTGGTTGATATCGCCGTTCTCAATCTCTTCAACATCAGCCAATGGCACAAAAACACCGTTCGAGTGACGTGCAATAGCGTTCGCTATGTGGTTTGAACCACCAGCACGCTGAAGCACCATCGCCCAACCGAGCGGGAAGATTTGATCACCATCGGTACGCAGCCGGTTAAACAGCGCGTTCTCGGTCACACCCAACCACTCAGCAGCTTCGGAATACCCACCCGGAAGCTCGGTGATCGTTTTTTTGATTGCGGCCACCAGCCAGGCTGGCTGCTTATCTACTTTCCATTCAGGTTCGTTACCCACGGCTTTCCCCTTTCTTCTGTGGTACCGATGAATGTCCAGCTTCCATACCCTGTGTATAACGGTGCGGATACAAGATCTGGAGTTCATTAATTTGGCCCGAGTAAAACTTCACAAGCCTCTCAGCTACATCTAGCGATGCGATTTGTTGGCCCCTTTCAATGCGGCTTAGATTGGCGGGATCAATTTCCACCAAATTAGCGACATGTGAGAGAGTTAATCCTTGCGATTTTCGCAAATTTCTTAATGGTGATTGCATAAATCCTCCCGCAATTGCGTAATACGCATATTAAAGCGTACTTACGCCTTGCGCAAGTTGCTTTGCATATCACGCAAAAACAACCTGTAATGGGCGCATGAACATAGGAAACCGCATTAGAGAATTACGCCTCGAAAAGGGCATGAAAATTTCAGAGCTTGCTGAAGCTGTAGGCATTGACGGTGCGAATGTCTCTCGAGTGGAGACAGGAAAGCAAAAGTCATTTACTGCACAATCGCTTAGCAAATATGCTACGGCACTTGGTGTTAGTGTGGCAGAACTATTTACACCATCTCCAAATGAAACTACTGTATGCAAATCCAGTGGTAAGAATCCTGCTTATGGAGAAGGTGACCCTGTGTTTAGAGTCGAGTTGCTCGATGTCAGCGCCAGTGCTGGCATGGGCCATATACAAGGTAGTGATGTCGTCGATGTCATCAGGTCCATTGAGTACAACAACGAAAGAGCCGTTGCGTTGTTTGGTGGGAGAACACCAGATACGGTCAAAGTGATTAACGTTCGCGGTGATAGCATGGCTGATACCATTGAACCCGGCGATCTGATTTTTGTAGATATTTCAGTCAATGAGTTTGATGGTGATGGAATTTATGTCTTTGGTTTTGATGATAAAATTTACGTCAAAAGATTGCAGATGATCCCTGATAAAATTCTCGTTATTTCCGATAATCCGAGATATCGGGAGTGGTCAGTGGATAAGTCGAATGAAGATAGATTCTACGTTTTCGGCAAGGTGATGATAAGTCAGTCTCAGTCGGTCAAACGGCACGGATAACAACCAATAAGTGCAAACGACCGCCATCAAGGCGGTTTTTTTTGCCTCATAAATTGCGTATTGTGCATTTTATTTCTTGCGCATTTCGCAAATATATTTTATCTTCATTTTCATCAACAGCGAACAGGCAGGACGCCCACGAAGTAGCCGCCCGGGGCGTATGAAGACCGGGATGATTCGCTTACATATATCTTCGCGAAGGTTTAGGTGCTGGAGTAACTATCATCATTAATAGCTTCATGCGAAGAAACGAAAACGTATAGCCTGAAGTTGTCGGTGCAAAGTTTAGTAGGAATGCGAGCTAACCACCTGCCCTCTACCTATCACCGCTCCTGAACTGGACACATAGGCTAAATTACTAACAAGTGTAACCAAGATATGGTGGCCCTCCGTTTTTACGTTTGTCCGGTCACTACCAGTTTTTCAATAGCACAAATTGTAATTGCATGAGGTATAATGCTTGCAACAATTATCGTATACAGGAATTTCTCCACATGGAATACTTATTGATCGACACTATAAAATCCATTCTTCCTTTTGCGCTGATGATATTATTTGCTATAACCCCCCTAGGGCGAAAAATAATATCTTCATTCAAAAACACTTTTCTTGATAAGGGTATAAATGAACCAGAAAAAAATACGATTAGTGACGACAAAACGACTACACCAAAAAATAGTGAAATAATTGAATTAATTAGAGAAGAAATATTTAAAATCGGCGATGATCAGAACGAAAACATAAAACTAGCAAAAGAAAAAATTAATCATGAAGTAAACACACAAATATCATCATATCTTGATGATAAAAACGATAACATTAACAGCATTGTTTCAGAAAGAATAAAAAGAGAAGTATCCACTCTCGTTGATAAATACCTGGAAAACTCTGAAACATTTGCTAAAATTAATGACCAATATAAGCTACATCAAAAGAAACGTAATAATGAAAACTTAATGCGACATCTTGACTCTGAGTACTTCTCATCTCAACGAACTAAGCAACTGATGAGTAATTTATTTATCATGATCAATTTCATTTATTTCACTGGGCTTTTATTCTTTTTTTTAAAAACAATGTTTCTAACCTCTACCGGAATTACTGATAGTCAGATTCCAACGAAATTAGCAGTGTCTATTTCACTGGCCTATCTTGGATTTGGTGCATTTATTGTTTACATGATAAAGTTTTGCAACGCGAGAACATTAACAATCCTTAGTCTTAAAGAGGATTTATCAAAGAAAGATGATATTATCGATATAGTAAAAGATATGATTTCTACCGATATATCTGAGAATCATGTAGCAATTTTAAAACTAACAAACTCAAATTATTCAATGAGAGAACAAGCTACAAAACATCCATATGAATTGTTACTCAATGGTGTTAAGGATTCAAATATCGTACTAAAAAATGGCAAGTTTGAACTATCAAAAAATAGCTCAAAGAATAATTAATCTCCCGAGTGCAGTCGGGATTGTATGGAGAAGTATATGCTGAGCCTCGATTGTGTTCCCATCTCAACTTATTGCAAAGAGACTGGCGAAACCCCAGACGCGATCAATAAGCGTGTACAGCGCGGCGTTTGGCGTGAAGGGGTGCAGGTGCTTAAGGTTGAAGGCGTTAAGGAGAGATGGATAGATCTTAGTGAGGTTGCAAAATGGGCACGAAAGAACCGCCTAAACTCCCACGCGGCGTAACCATCAGGAAGCACAGTAGTGGTGAAACCATCAATATAACGTTCACATACAAGGGGGTGAAATGCAGAGAACCTCTTTCAAATCTAGAAGTGAACAACAAAAACCTTAAATATGCCGAGCGTACGCTCGGCGAAATCCACAACAAAATCGAGCGTGGAACATTTATCTATGCTGAGTATTTTCCTCGTTCGGTGAGGTTAAAAATTTTCGGTAATGCTGCGACCGGGAAAACAGTAAAAATGTATCTCGATGAATACTTGAAGATCTGCGAAACGAGGAATCTTTCCCCCTCCACCATTGGCGGGTATAAAAAATGCCGTAGCGCGCTGTCTGAACTTCACATTTTCCCTGCCAGTGAGTTAACGCCAGCAGCATTAAAAACATGGATACAGAATCAGAAAACAACATTGAAGACGATACGTAACCAGTTATCGTTTCTACGCTCCTCACTTGATGAAGCTGTTACTGATGGGGTGTTACAAATCAACCCAGTTTCACTGGTCACGGCATCACGGTACCAAAGCAATAAGAGCGATGCAGAAAGTCGCTACATTGTCGATCCGCTATCACCAGCTGAGGTGAGCGCCCTGTTAACATCAACAGGCAATAAACAGTGGGAGAACCTTTTCAGGTTTGCAATCCAGACAGGGTTGCGTAGTTCCGAACTGTGTGCGCTCCGCTGGAGAGATATTGATTTTGTTGGGAAGACAGCGCATGTACAGAGCGCCAGCGTGTCAGGCGTGACGAAGGGGACCAAAACGAAGGCTGGAACGCGCAAGGTAGAATTAACTGATGAGGCGATGATCGCCCTCAACGATCAAAAGCCCTTCAGCTTCATGAAGGACGGTTGTGTCTTTGAGGATCCGAAGACAAACAAACCATGGGCAAGCGCGGATGCCATCAGGAAAAAAGCTTGGGTGCCAACGCTAAGGAAAGCCGGGATCAGGTATCGCAACCCCTATCAAACCCGGCACACTTTCGCTACACGGCTGATCAGTCGTGGTGTAAACCTTTTCTGGTTAGCGGCTCAGATGGGTCACAAAGGCCCAGAAATGCTATTCCGTCACTACGGACGTTATCTCAAGGAATACGACAATAACACAACAAATATTCAATTGAAAAAAGGTTGATCTTGGCAAATAATCCCTTCTTTTTAGAAAAGAAGGGATATCAAGATGGCAGATCCAGCTTGGGTGGGAGTAGGAGGTCTTGTTGCTAGCACATTATCTGCCTTTGCAGCTTATTTAGCGATACGACAAAACATTATCCAACGGAGAATAGCAAATAAGGTTCAAATAACATTAAAAGGTGTCGAGGTTAACCTAGCGAGAAGAAAAATAATAAAATTTATTGACCTTACAAATGATAGTAGTGAGTTCACCATGAATCCACCACTCATTAACATTGGGTTAGGGCCAGCGTTAAAATTTGAATACTCTTGGGACTTTGATTACTTCAAACATTTTAAGAAGATCGGATTGAAATATGTAAGTGATGAAATAAACTTAAGCACAAAAGAGTATTTAGACTATATCTATTCAAATAGTTACGCATTTCATTATTCAAAGGAGATTAACTCAGAATTCATAAATTTGTTAGGAAATGGTAAAACTGCTTGGTTTAGCCATGCCAATAAGTATAAAGATGTAGATTACATTTTGCCATGGTCAGTTAGCAGCAAAGAGACATATTTAACATTACCAAATATAATTCCAATGCTTTTGACATATTATCTTTGGGAGCACTCAAAGTCTCCGATTGGAATGTACTTGCCCATTGTGGGCCCCACTTTAACATTAAGTTATGAAGATATCACTGGTGTAAAAAGAAAGGAGGTGTTTACCTCCAGTTTTGTATGTACCAGAACTAGCCAAAAAAACGATACTATTGAAGCCGGATTCAGATTAACTTTTTCACCAAGTCTCAGTAGAACAGCGCAACGAATTCAAAGAATACGTAAAAGCTACGCAGAATTCATGGATGAACATGACCACAATAAAAACAAGTAG